AGCTTGATTTATTGTTCCAGTTAAATTTCCAGGAGAACTAGTTGCGGTATAACTTGTAATTGCAGCACCTCCATTTACTGCTGGAGCAGTAAATGGAACTGTTGCTGTAGTATATGATATTGTAGCTGTTCCAATAGTTGGGGCATTGGGTACAGTATATGCTGTTACAGAATTTGATGCGCTCGATGCTGCACTACTTCCTACACTATTTGTTGCTTTTACTGTAAATGTATATGCTTGCGATGCAGTTAATCCAGAAACAGTAATAGAACCAGAAGAAGCTTGATTTATTGTTCCAGTTAAATTTCCAGGAGAACTAGTTGCGGTATAACTTGTAATTGCAGCACCTCCATTTACTGCTGGAGCAGTAAATGGAACTGTTGCTGTAGTTCCATTAGAATTTAATGAAACAGTTCCTATAATCGGAGCATTTGGTGCATTTATTGCTACTGGCCAACTCCCTGCTGTTTTATATTGCGACATTTGCGTCATCGTCCAAATACCCTGTGCCGAATTCGCTTGTACAGTAGGAGCAGTTTTTGAAATAAACCCGCCTAAATATTGTTCACTCATTATAAAATCTCCTGCAATACTGTAATCATTTGTAACCTCTTTAATATAAATTTATTATCTATTTATAAGAAAGGGATTAGAATTATTTATTGATGCGTTGAAAAAATATTATTTATTAATTGGGTTAATTTTATCCCAATAGCCTAGCTCAAAGATTTTTATAGTAATTAGACCAATTATGTTTGTTTAATCCAAGATACAGAAGGTTCGTCCCAATAATACAGCCCATCTTGTGGATAAGGTATAGGCGGTTGCCATGACATTGTGTTAATATCACCTATCCATGATGGATAAGGTTTTCTAGCCTGATGCTCTGCTTGTTTATCTGCGTTAAATTCAATCTCTGATAATATAGCAACTACTCCTGTTAAACTAGTATCTGCATCATCGTTGCATATTCCATAATACAGTGGCATTTCAGCATAAGATCCGTCGGTATTTGTATCTATTGGGTAAATTGATTCATTTGCAAAGACAAATTGAAATCCCGTTACATCTGGAAGGGTAGGTCCGGTACGCATTGGTGCTTCTGTGCAAAGTATTTTTGTACCTGCGTCAATATTTGTTAATTGTATGTACATAATTTTTTCCTGTTTTAAACTGGTATCCTGCGGACGGCTCTGACATATAGGTTGCTGGACTTAGAGAAACCGCCTTGCCCGCCATCGACGAAACCACTTCCCAACGCGTAACCGCCACTAAATCCATCAAGTTCATTAGACATCCAATAGTATGTGTATGTGTATGTTGCAAATGCTTCCGTTCCACCAGTTTTAAACGCAACAACACTCGTTTGAGCGGGTGCGTTACTGGTATAATTAGTGCTAACAGGCTCTGGAGATACTGCGTTAGGATTTGACCCTGTGGTAGTTATATTTGTATCCGTACTCGGTTTTAAGAAATAATACAGCACTTCTAATTCATTTTGAGCTGGTAAATACCAATCTGTGTAGCCGTTTAACCCCCCCCCGCTATTTAAATTATTACAAAACGCAGCCGCTTGGTATGACGCGCCTAACGCAGCCAATGTCGCAGTGTTTGTCGGTCCATTAATAGTAGAAAATACTCCAGTTACTGTTGAAGGTCCCCATGTTCTACTTGAGTTTTCGCCCGATGCTTTAGGAGCAACAATCAAATAATACTGTGTCCCAGATACATTAATTTTACCCCCAATAAAACCACCGCCATAGGGTGCGCCAATATTAGGGAAAACAGGACCTATGCTGGGCCACAGCGTTTGACCAACTGCTTGGAGTTGTTGACGCATAGTCCACATGCCCGTTGCGCTAGAGCCTGACGTTACTAGTGCTGTCGCTGACAGCACGCCGCCTTTATATCGCATTGACATAGAAAATTCCTATTAAGAAATTGCTTCGTAGCTTGCAACAAGTTCAATTGCATTACTTGTTCCTGATGTTGCAACGACTGATTGCGTTTCAGTAACATAAAAAGCAGTAGTTTTATCAGTAATAATTAATGACGCATTAGCAGGAACTGAAATTTGATATGCTAATCTATAATTAGTTCCTGTTCCGCCTGTTGCGCTATTAACAGCAAGAGTAATTGAAGTTGGATTTGCTGATACATTACAAGCAGTAATATTTCCAACTTTATATACCGTTCCAGAAGCTGGAGTTAATGATGTCCAAGTAGTTGCAGTATTGGCGCTACTACATATTAAATATGTTGTATTGCCGTATATACTCTGAACAGCTGTTATATTTGGGTTTGCCATAATTGTCCTTTAATTTATATAATATACGATATTTATTAGAATCCCATAACCATAGCAAGAGCTATAGCTTTACCACCCGTAAAAGTTGGAGCTGGGGCAGCTGATACCCATGTACCATTATTACTTGTTAAAATATTACCAGTGGTTCCAGGAGCAACTGTCTGAAGCGTAGAAGTTCCATTTCCTAATATAACATTATTTGCAGTTAATGTTGTAGCTCCAGTTCCGCCGTTGCCTACAGGTAAAGTTCCAGTAACATTTGTTGTTAGCGAACAATATGTAGTTGAGGTTGACCCAGTTCCGCCGTTGCCTACAGGTAAAGTTCCAGTAACATTTGTTGTTAGCGAACAATATGTGGTTGAGGTTGATCCAGTTCCGCCATTGCCTACAGGTAAAGTTCCAGTAACATTTGTTGTTAGCGAACAATATGTGGTTGAGGTTGATCCAGTTCCGCCATTGCCTACAGGTAAAGTTCCAGTAACGCCAGTGCTTAATGGTAAATTTGTACAATTAGCAAGATGCCCTTGATATGGACTTCCTATATATGCTCCAACAAGAGTAGGATTAGTTGCAAATACTAATTTTCCTGTTCCGGTTTCGTCTGAAATTATACCAGCTAAATCGGAACTCGTTGATTGATTAAATTGCGCTAAAGTTCCAGTTGTTCTTGCAACAGTAGAATCTACAGCTATAGTTGCTGCAGAACCGCCAATATAATTAGTTCCAGTAGACCATAATAATCCAGTTCCATTTGATAGCGCATTTAAATTATTACCCAATGTAATACCGGAAATGGTATTTGCAGCTAATTTTGTAACTGTAATAGATCCATTTGCTATTGCTTGAGTAGTAATAGCGTTGTTTGCTATTGCTTGAGTAGTAATAGCGTTGTTTGCTATTGCTTGAGTAGTAATAGCGTTGTTTGCTATCGTTTGTGCAGTAATAGCATTATTTGCAATTAATTGTGTAGTAATAGAATTATTTGCTATTGATGCTGCCCCTATTGCTCCCGCAGACATCATAGAAGAAGTTATAACGCCAGTATCGCCAGTAGAAATTAATGCTCCAGTATTAGCAGAAAAAGTTAGCGTTCCCCCAGCAATTGCGCTTGGTTTAATAGTAGTTGTTCCGCTAGTTGAACCATTTAATAAAATGGTTTTTCCAGTTGCTAACGCAAGGTTTTCTGAACTAGTCCACGCACCAGTAATATTATACCAAGTAAAAGTTTTATCTGTAGAGCCTTTTATGGTAATACCACCACCTGAGGCTGTGTTATCAGTTGCACCACCTACAGAGCCGAAAAACGCTCCAACTAATGCATTATTAATATCAGCTGTAATTTGCGTTGGAGAATCAACAGATAAAATAACTGCACTAGGTCCTGGAGATCCAGTTCCGCTAAGTTTACTGATAAGCATTCCAGGAATCATGCCGCTGCTAGATGAAACGGTTAAGACTCCACTCGAAGTAGAAATTGCTGTCATTTGCGTATTTGCAATTGCTACAACACTACCAAGAGTAAAATTTTTGTCATCAACATTTACTTCATTAGAATTAATAGTTGTCGTTGTTCCATTAACGATTAAGTTAGAAGAAACAATTAAATCTCCAGATAGAGATAAACTAGTTCCTGTTGCAGCACCGATATTTGGAGTAATTAATAGAGGAGAATTTGCAAAGACTAGAGAACCAGTTCCAGTTTCATCGCTAATAACTCCGGCAAGTTGCGAACTAGTTGTTGATGCAAAATATCCAAGATTACTAGTATTTCTTGCAACAGTAGAATCTACAGCTATAGTTGCAGCAGAACCACCGGTATAATTAGTTCCAGTAGACCATATTAACCCAGCTCCATTTGATAGAGCATTTAAATTACTACCAAGATAAACGCCTGATATAGTATTTGCAGCCAATTTATTCGTTGCAATAGAAGCAGTATCGCTAATATGAATGTTGGAAATTGTAGTATTGGCAATCATATTTGCTGATACTGTTCCAACACTTCCAGTCACAACAGCTGTTCCTGATTGGTTAGGAAATACAATTATATTAGTTCCGCCTGTTTCAGTTACTTGTAATGTTACACCATTTGCGCTGTTTATATTATTAGCTAATCCTAAATTAACAATACCTCTAATTGTAGTATTAGAAGAACCTAATGCAATATTAGTTGTTCCAATTGTTACTGAAGTATTTGCTAATTTAGCGTTACTAATAGAGCCAGCCAACATAGCATTAGTAACAGTACCTGTATCACCAGTAGATATTAACGCTCCAGTATTAGCAGAAAGAGTTAAGGTTCCGCTAGCATTAGAACTGGCTTGTAATATTGTATTTCCACTTGTCGACCCAAGATAACTAATACTTGATACATTTGCAAGAGTAGTGTATACTGAACCTAAACTTAAAATTGACGAACCAATCGTTACTGTATTATTAGATAATTTATCACTGGTAATAGAGCCAGCCAATTTAGAATTACTAATAGAGCCAGCCAACATAGCATTAGTAACAGTACCTGTATCACCAGTAGATATTAACGCTCCAGTATTAGCAGAAAGAGTTAAAGTTCCACCAGCAATTGCACTAGGTTGAACAGTAGTTGTTCCTGATGCAGAACCATTTAATAGAATAGTTTTTCCAGTTGCTAATGCTAGATTTTCTGAACTAGTCCAAGCACCAGTTGCATTATACCAGTTAAAAGTTTTATCCCCTGTTCCTGTAGTGCTTTTTACAGTAATACCACCACCATTAGCTGTAAAGTCAGTTGCAGCACCAACAGAACCAGTAAACTGCCCAGCACCAAGGTTATTTACACTAAGTGTCAATTGAGTTGGTGAATCAATTGACAAAATAATTGCTCCTACTCCTGGAGTTCCTGTTCCAGTTGATTTAGAAACAGACATACCTGGAATCATACTTGTAGTTGTTGTACCAGATACAGTTACTACTGAATTTGAAGTTCCTAATGCATTAAATGAGATTGTTCCTAATACTGGAACATTGCCTAATGTTATATTTTTATCATCAATAGATAAAGTATTTGTATTAAAGGTTGTAGTTGATCCATTTACAACTAAATTTCCTGCAACTGTTACATCACTACCAAATGAAGTTGCATTGGAGAATTTAGTATTAATATATGAATATAAGAATGTATTTGCGCCATCTAATTCATTTTGTGTTGTTATTTTATTAAATATTGATGGATTATCTACATCTCTTAGTTGCCATTGTTTTCCTGAATTATACCATCTTAATATTGCGTTAGCTGCTCCGCCGCCATTAGATCTATTTACAATAATATCTGTATTTGGTGAAGATGGGCTGCCTGTGCTATATAAGAAAATATATTCATTAGAGTCTGATATTGTGGAACCGTAGTTGGTAAATTTACCAAGAACATCTAAATTTTGTACGATAACCGTATTTGATGTTATTAATGGAATAAACGCAACAGTATTAGAATTTCCTGCAAATTTAACGAAAGTAGAATTAACGTATGTACGAGTATTTGCATCTAATGCTATAATACTTTGATTCGTATTGGCTAAATCAGTATAAATTGCTGTATTAGCGGTATCTAAATCTTTTTGTGATATTATTGAATAAGTAAGTCCGTCATAATTTTTAATTTTTGCATTTGTGGTATTAAATAATATACTAGAATTTACTCTTAATCCATCAGTAAATACATTAGAACTAGAAATTGTTTGATCAGATTTTATTGATCCATTAGCATTAATTCCCGAAGAATTGATGAAATTTACAGTATTACTAAATTGAATGTTTCCAGAAACAGCAGTTACTCCAGAAAGAGTTGTATTGCTGCTTGATAATGCTAATGCAGAAACGATATTATTATTAAATGTAGTTACACCAGAAACAACAGTTGTACCAGAAACAGCAGTATTTCCAGAAATGGTTGTAGTTCCAGAAAGATTTGTATTTCCGCTAGAATTTAAATTTACTGTTGATGATACGTTATTGCTAAACGCAGTTACGCCAGTTACAGTAGTTGTACCAGAAAGATTCGTATTTCCACTAGAATTTAGATTTACTGTTGATGATACATTATTATTAAATGTAGTTGTTCCGGAAACAGTAGTCGCACCAGAAACAGTAGTTGTACCAGAAAGATTTGTATTTCCGCTAGAATTTAAATTTACTGTTGACGATACATTATTGTTAAACGCAGTTAAACCTGATACAGTAGTATTTCCAGTTACAGTGGTTGTACCAGAAACAGCAGTATTTCCAGAAATGGTTGTAGTTCCAGAAAGATTTGTATTTCCACTAGAATTTAAATTTACTGTTGATGATATGTTATTGTTAAACGCAGTTACGCCAGTTACAGTAGTCGCACCTGAAACGCTTGTATTTCCAGAAATAGTAGTCGCACCAGAAATAGTAGTTGTTCCGGTTACAGTGGTTGTACCAGAAAGATTCGTATTTCCACTAGAATTTAGATTTACTGTTGATGATATGTTATTGTTAAACGCAGTTACGCCAGTTACAGTTGTATTCCCAGAAACAGTGGTTGTACCAGAAAGATTTGTATTTCCACTAGAGTTTAAATTTGCTGTTGACGATACATTATTATTAAACGCAGTTAAACCTAATACAGTTGTATTTCCAGAAACGGTTGTATTTCCGCTTATAGAATTATTTCCGGAAATATTTGTAATTCCAGATAAACTAGTTTTTCCAATAGAGGAAGTATTTCCGGTAAATAATGTATCTCCAGAAACGGTTGTATTTCCGCTTATAGAATTATTTCCAGAAATATTTGTAATTCCAGAAATAACCATGTTTCCAGATAAACTAGTTTTTCCTATAGAAGAAGTATTTCCAGTAAATAATGTATCCCCTAAAACAGTTGTATTTCCTGTAGATTTTATAATACCAGATAATTCAGTTCTATTTGTAGAGTATAAATTACCATTAACTGTTGCGTTACCATTAATTAATGTTTGTCCAGTAATGTAATTAGTACCAGAAATAGTAGTTTCGCCCGCAAGAGTAGTATTACCGGAAAAAACTGATTTACCAGTTTCAAATAAATCGCCAGTAAATATAACAGGACCATTTACAACTTCAACTTTACCTGTAAATGAAGTATTACCGATTACTGTTGTATTTCCGGTAATAGAAACATTACTACGCAAATCCGTAGAATTTAATACTGTAAGTTTGGTATTTACTGTCGCAAGAGAAGTAAATAAATTAGCAGAAGAAATAGTTGTATTACATCTGATTGCTCCTGCAGTCAAAATACTTGTATTTCCTGCATTTACTACCATTGTATTATACAAATACGATGGGCTGCGAACCTCAAAAAACGTTCCGGTTGGACCAGATATTGATACATTTCCACCAAATACCGCAGAATTACTTACATATAAGCCGGTATTTGGAGAATTTAAATATATCGTCCCGCTATTTTTATAGAAATCTTCATAAAGAAGATTATTTATGCTACTCGCCATTTGATTTGTTGTTATCATCCAATGGGAGAATGTATTTGAATATGTAATCTGAGATATCGCCACTTGTAATTCCCTTTAGGTAAAAATTTTACAACTATATTTATAAATCATTTAGAATTTATAAATTGTAGTAAAATATCTTTAATATCTTTAATGTCTGATTTTAATTCTTTTATTTCGGTTTTAACATTATTAAGATCGGTTTCCATAGTATTTATTAACATATTTTTTCTTCTATTTGCTTTATACTCTTCCAACGCGAATTTATCTGAATTTAATACAGCTTTTGAGGCTGGATCTTTAACCCAGCCTGGAGCATCTTTAATTTTTATTGTATCCATTATACTGTTGCAATAACTCTTAAATTTTTAATAAGTGGGACTCTGGATGGTTCATCTGAATAAAATACAACTTTAATTGCTAACTGGTTAAATGAATTATAATTTACGCCATTAGCTCCAACATATTCAATATTTAATTGTTCGTACGATTCTTCCGCGTAATCTACTGATATTAAAGCTGGAACTGCGTTTGATTTTTTTGGTAATCTATACCATGGAGAATCTTTAAATTCTATACTATAATCATATCTATTTAATATTCTATAAAAAATTTCAATATTTGTTCCGCTTGGTTTGTTTACATCAATATATACTGATATTCCATTAGCATCAAATTCATCATTTAGTGTGATTGCTTTTGTTGCGTATTTTGCATGAGCAGTACCTTCTGTTGCGGACAATTCAGAATTTGATATAGCTATATCATACGGATCAATCAAATTCTTAGTTAAGCAAATACCAGTTGCATTTAAATCTACTATAGGGGTTAAATTTGAATCTGTATTTGTTAGGGTTATCGTAAATGGTAATGTTTCTGTATTAGTTAATCTAGAATGCGTTTGTAGATTTACATTACTATTTGGTAGAATTGATAATGTTGAAGGGTTTTCAGTGTAAAAATCATTAACTGTAGTTGTGCAACTACTAATATACGCAACATTACTAACTTCCATTGTCGATGTAGTTAAATTTATCAAATCATAATCGAATCTTTTTGGTTTAGTTGTTGGTTCATTATCAATAGTATTAAGATATAAATTTTTAGAACCTAATTCAAATACAGCTTGGTATATTATAAAACATAAATCTTTATTTGGATCAATTACCCACGATTCGCCTTGCCCAGAATATATATAATCACCCAAATATGGATTAGTTACAATAGTTCCTGAATCAATATTACCCGCTCCGTTTTCTGCAATAAAAACAGTATGGTTAGATGAATTTGTTTTTAATGTAAAACAATAGTATCCAGGAGAAAGATATACTGGAAATTTAAATTTAAAATCGCATTTTGATACTTGATCAGTGGCATCTACTGATGCTTTCCATTTATAGTTGATCGCGAAGTTAGAAGTAAATGTTGCTTTCCCTAATGGCAACACATCTCCTGGGTATCCATTTACTAATGGGCGTAATTCTAAAGTTATTGGAGAATCTGCGCCAAGATTCTCCATAAATACAGAAATTGATGACACAAACATACCTTTTTTATAATCATCTTTACTAATTAAAAATGTTTGGCCGACGTAATCGTTAACTTTAGATTTTGATTGCGATTTATCATGATCAACAGAATATACTAAATCGAATTCTCTATCAAATACAGATAACTCCCAATTAGAATTAATTATTTGTTCTGCCCAAAATTCCACTTCTTCGTTATAATATTTTTTTTCCCCTGCTATTTTTCTTTTTTTTATATATGTCGAAGTATTGAATTTTTTATCAACATACGCTGTAACTTCTGATTTATTTAATGCCATAAAAAACCCTTATTTTAAATATGTAAACGAATTTAGGATATCAGTATAACGATCGAGTTGCGCTTGTTCTTGCCCAATTGTTAGGTATGTTGGCGAACCATAAACAGGATCTTTACTTTTCATAGTATTAATGAATTTAGTTAAATCGTCAACAACTTTTTGGTACACCTCAATATTATACGCATTCATTAATGCATCTGCTCCAGTATCCCCAGAGAATACATAATCAGGGGGAGTTGGGTAACTATCCGTTAATACTTTATGAACTGCTTGTAAAGTTAACGCATCTCTATTATATGGGACTTCTTGTTTTGTACTAGACGATGAATAGGTAAATGGATCATTACCTATCACATCGTAATTATCATTTCTATATGTAGTTGATGTTGTTGACGAATAAATACTTTCATTAACAGCAATTGATGCTGAATCCATATTAAAATAAAATCCATTTACTTTAACTAAAACTTCTACGTCCATACGAGGGCCAACGCCACCATTAGCGCCTTCGCCAGCTTTCTTTTTGGTATTTTCTGAAATTATAATTCCATATCTTATTCTTGTTTGGCCTCCTTCCGTATAAGTTTTATTAAAATTTCCACCTAAAACTGTTGCAGATACAGCTGGATCGATTGTTCCTTTTCCTCCCCAATTTAACTGAGTGTTAACGTTTTTAGCGCTCAGTACCGATACGTTAAAATGATTCATGCTACAAATTGTGGTTGAATCTTTTGGACCTAAATAACCGTAAAGTTCAGCTACAGCTGGTAAATATCCTGGACTATCATTATTAGTCCCATGATGATAACAACGAAGAGATGCAGTTATTTTTAACACAACATAAGAGCTAGCAGCTTCTACAATTGTTACAGTATGAACTGGATCAGTTCCGGTTTTATCTGAATAATCTATCCACCCTTCAGTTGCATTAACGTTTGCGCCATAACTAGTTACAGAAGGAGTGAATGTAGCTCCACTATTAATAAGCGCGTCATATGATTTAGAATATGTAGTAATTGCAAATACTTTAGTAGTCCATTTATATTTATCATTAATTAATGGAATCTTACCGTTTGCGGTAAAAGTAGTAGATAAATCTGCAGCTGCTGACCAAACAGCATTATATGAAACTCCTTGCGTATCAGATCCGGATAAAGGAGCTCCTGCCATTGTTATTTTCTGAGCTTCTAAATAGTTGCTAGCAGTAAAACTGACACTAGATAATCCGGATATTGTTCCTCCAGTTTCAGTATTATCTGAAGACATTGTTACTTTGATAGTATCTCCAGCTTTCGGAGCTCCATTTAATGTTATGTTAAAAATAACATTTTTAACTCCATTAAAATTATTTTGTGTATGATTTGTTCCTGCATAAGATACTGTTACTTCGGGATATACATATGCAGCTGGAGGCGGCGCGACTGCATCGCTTTTTGATGTATCAAAAAGTTTAATAAGAGGACTAATTTGAGAGTTAAGATATGGTCCTCCTTCAAGTAGGCTTGTTATAATTTTAAAGGTGCTATAATAAGGCGCACTCGATTTATCAGTATTATGATTTTCTATAGCAGTAAATTTAATTGGTTCTACATTTCTTCCATCAGATCCAATAGTAAAACTGCCATTAACTGCATTTGAAAAACGAGATTCAGATGTAGATGCCATACTTTGATATCTATAATACATCTTAGTTCCGGTGGTTATAAGAGTTGTTTGAACGTAAAATGAAACTGACTGGCCTTCATTTATCTGATCTACATCTGAAGTAACTACGAAAGTTGGTACTGAAACCGATGGAGTTCTAGATGAATCGGTTACTGTATCGTCGCACGTTATTAGTGGATTTCCAGAAGCGCCACTATTATCATATATTGAAATCCTAAATAATTCATTTCCTTCTGTCAATGAATCTGCAATAGCGGTAATAGTAAAAGTTCCTTTATTACTGCTATTGATTACAATTGGACCTGTAGTGCTAATAAAATCTGCGCTTGATGTTGCTGGAGATCCTCTTCCGGTAATAACCCAATATAACGTTTTTCCGCTAGCATTGGAAGTTTCAATAGTATATTCTACAGCAATACCATCTTCATTAACTGCATTTCCTCTTAATGTTTGATAAATGAAATTAACAGATACTGGTTTTGGAGCTGGTGGATCTGGAGGAGGAGCTGGAGCCGTTGTTCCTTTATCTGTATTTTTCATAGGAACTATAGTTGATATGCTATTAAATTGTGTATCAGCAGAAGAACCGGTTAATGTTACATTATAATCAACTGTAGCTTGATGATATAATACTGGATCCGTTGTTCCTCTTACGGTAACGGTTTTCATATGATTCCAAGTATTTGGAGTAAATAATAATGAAGTACCAATAACAGAAGTTAACCCATTATCGGAAACTTTATAAATTTCACCGCCGCCAGCTGTTTTGCTCGAAGTTATAGCTACAGTAACGTTATTTGCAGGAGCTTTACTTAAAGATACACCAATAATTTGCATCGTTCCTTCTGAAGTGGTTGTTCTTGGAGAATTAAGAACAACGCCAGTGCTTGCTTTTATTTCTGCATTAGGATGAACAACAATTTCTGGATCAGGAAATAATAATGCAGGACCAACTACAACCGGAATTGATGTAGATGATATAGACCAATTAGGATTAGAAGCTGATGCAGTGGTTACGGTAACGGTAGTCGATCCTTGCGCAACGCCATATATCCAATATTTAAATTGCAGCAATTGCTGATCAGATTTATTGATTACACGAGTTTTTCCGGAAAATTGATCAGAATATTCATAATCTTCGTATGTTGAGTGAGATATTACTGCACAATTTGTATTTGCAACTGTAGCAGTAAATGTTAATGGATATGTAGTAGTGGAATCTGTCCACCAGCCAATTTCATGACCGCCGCCGTAATTAACAGTAAAAAATGATTGTCCTCCGACATTTGATGTTGTTATTGGAGAAACTGTTATAAATGGGCTTTGCTCTGCAGCAGGCCCAACTTTTGGGTCGTATTTTTTATATGGAACTAAATGTGTAGATGTAGTAGCTTTTATTGGAGTTTTTGATAACCAAGATCTCAATGGAATAGCTGTTCCACCATAATTATAACGTTCATCCGCAGAAGTTCCATAGAATTCAATATGAGTTGGTAGATTATTATCTCCTTTTTTTCCATCACTTAATATTGGTTGTTCGCCTAAATCATAAGTTATTGTAATATCTTGCGAAACATTATAATTTGCAGCTGTAAACGTTAGTGTAGTTTTATTTGCTGATATTGAGGATCCACCTGAAATATCTTCTGATGCATTAAGCAACCAAGAAACAGTTACATCCGCTGTTGGTTGTATATTTAACCATACTGGAATTGTAATAGATTTCGATCTTATTGTTGTATATTCTTCAGAATAACTAAACACCATATAATCTGTACTTACCGGAACAACAATCATAGGAGTTTGGTTTGGTAAAGATTGCGTTGTTATAGCGCCAGATTTAGAAAGATATGGTAATCTGATTGACTCAACAACAGTTTTGTAATATGACGTTTTTGAATAAAACGTTGCATGTGAAACTGCTATTGCATTTTGTAAATCGTAATGCGGAGTATCGCATATTGTTATAACTAATTCACCAACATCAAAACTTTCGAGAACTGAAGATTTATTCGGTAATCGTAATATTCCAGAACATTGACCAGCTTTATTTGAATATAGGTTTGTTGCTTTAATTGGTACTGTCGATGCACTAATACTTGCAGCATTAGCATGCGTTCCAGTTACCACGACATTAAGTTGTTCGCCTAATGGATAACCTATTCCATGATTAGATAAAGTGGCAGTATCAATAACTCCACCAACTACAGATAAATTTAAAACTGCGGCTGTAGCTGCTGCAGTTGTTATGCTTGCAGTTACGCTACCTGATGTATAGCCTGCACCTGGATCTAATATTTTAACTGACGTAACCACTCCCATTGGATTTTCATCTGGAGTTACATAAGCATTAACTAAACGCGCATTAACATATATAAACATACGCGATAATGGAGCTAACCCGTGAGCGTTAAATTTAATTTCAACCGATCTAGTTTTTGGTGTAATACTTGTAGCTAATACTGCTACTTCTGTACTTTTTGTTATTTGTCTACCAGTTGTTACTTTATAATTTACGTTATTGTAATTAACTGTAACTCCTGGATTTGCAGTTTCCTGTACATCATATGGATGTGTTGCATAGATTGAATTCCATGAATCGTATAATAATCCAGGAATTTCAGATGCATTCATAAGAGCAGCTGTATTTTCATCTATATTTTCAACTGTTTCACCAATTTGTTCAGTCCACACAGATCTTTGTGGGTCTAAATATAGATCTCCTTGATATGATATACAATCAAATTGATTTATTTTAACATGACCAGTTGCTTGATTCTGTGTTATAATAGGCAATTCAGTATAATTAAAAGAAATTAAATTATCTTTATTAATTAAAGAAGATTCCCCAACATCAAATGACCCTGTAACAGTGTAATTTCTTGATATAAATGATGGGCGAGCAACATTATTTTCTAAATCTAAAGAAATATTTTTATTATTTTCGCCTAAATCTAACACATTAAAATTAGTAAACGAATCAACAATAAATCCATTTTTTAATCTAGTTCCAAATTCATCTATAATATTTGTACTTAATGCCGCTTTTTCTACCAAATTTAACGAAGTATAATATTCAACGTTTTGTAATCTAGTATCTAAATCTCCAATATCGTCCATTGTATATCTGCGATGTTTTGAATATTTAATCTTTATAGATTGTAAATCAGCAGAATACGGATCGAATTGAATTGTTGCAATTGTCATTGCATCAACTAAATCTTTTGGAGGAATATAATTTTTATATGACGATACTCCATTTAACCAAGATAACTTTCTATCTTTAGTTAAAATTAATTTGTCTATTCTACCGAGATAATATGACATAGAATATATCATATTTGTATTTGTCGTTGATGATGGTATTTTATAGGTATCAAATATAAAAGTATCTGGATTACTTAAATCTTTTCTACGAGGTCTAAAATCAATATAATCTTTTAATGAATATATTGTATTATTAATAGTTTCTATTGGTATTTTATTATATGTAACAGGATACGAATCGAATGCAATATATTCTCCGTTTGTTGAGTGTGAGTAATAATCAAATATAACAAAAACTATTCCTGCTGCTGCTGGTGTTCTTGCAGTTACAGTACCAAAATCGTACATGTATTCAGTTTGGCCATTATTTAATTTATATTGTGTAGTTACATCTTGTAGCAAATTCCAATTTTCTCCAGATGGATCTGGAATATTTGCCAAATTTACTACTTTAGATGACGAAAATAATCTATTTCCATATTTAACTACTGAATTATTACCATATGTTACGGAAGAACTCCATTCTCCATCGTATGTTACAGAAGGATTTGTAGTTTTAAAAACGCCACTAAATTGAGTAATATCGGAATACCCGATACCAGTTGGATATGTAGAAGTTGTTACTTTTGCTACTTGCCCTTTATGTAAAGTTTTGGTTTTCTTTTCAGCTTGCGTATATACTAATGAATATTTAACATCAATTTGACCTGTATATCCATTATTAAATGTAAATACAGCTTGATTATTATTAGTTACTTGTTTTATTTCAATAGTAACATCAGCTAAATCGACAACTTGTCCAATTTTATATGGACCGCTTTCATTTTTAGTTATAACTATAAAATTTTGGTTTTTGTCTTCGGTCGGTAATGACGCGGAAAGACCTGTTGGAAATTGATTTTTTATTGCACCAGAAGAAATAGTTGCATTATTTGACGAAACTGTTGTTGTAGTAAATAAGTCTAGCGTTGTACGAATACTATTAATTTCAGAAACGTTTGGATATGCCAATTTAAATAATAATCTATCAAAAGTTGGATCTATTACTGTTGTTTGTCCTGCTGAATTTAACGTAGTATTTGCAGAAAATCCAGTAGAATTTGAAATTGACGCTATAGATTGTACATCTACCATTTTTTGTTGCGGTACCGATACATTATATAAGAATGCTGTATAATTATTTTTATCTACATAATCTATATTTCTAATATACCCATATCCTAATATACTATTGGTTGCCGAAGTTGATCCTTTTGGTATATTATGTAATGCAATTTTAGATCCAACAGCAGGAATAGGTAAACTACCAGATACATCGTTTATTCTAATACTATTCCCGTAATATGTATTCGTAGTTATGTCTTCAGAACTATCAATTTCTCTTGCTTTATTTAAACTTATATTTGTTGGAAATGATGCATTAAACGGATATCCGAATACATAAGCTTTTCCAGATGAAATGCTACAATTTAATTTTGTTTCATCATGACTAAAATTAGAATTATTAAATGCAATTTTAAATGGAGAAACAATAAAATTTCCTGCATGATCATACATTTGTTTAGCTAAAACGTCTTGTAATCCACCAAGAATCGGGTCAGTATTATCAGAAATAACTATACCGTTTTTTATTCTTATTAATTCTATAAATTTGGTTGATGTTATGGTTGTTTGGTCGAACGTTCCATTAATTAATGGTTTTGAAACTAAATTTAAATAGATTTTATATCTATCTGCACCTGGAGCTGTATAGTTATATGCGCCTTGAGATGGATCGAGTAATGACGTGTCATCAATATAATCTATAATTGTTTCTTGAACTTCAAATCCAATAATACAAGAAGGTTGTTGCGTTTTACTATTTGGAACAATTGATTGAGGTAAAGATTTAACAAATGTATTATTTGTAAAATATACTCCGGAATCAACATTTACTTCCAATACAACTCTTGATGCATATTTTGTAATTCTTAACGGGACATTATTATAATCTTTTTGTAATTGCTTATTAACAGAAAATATTGAATTATATCCAACTTCGGTTACAATATAACTTATTGAAAAATTATCAATGGCTGCTGTTATCTCATCACCAACTTCTATAACCGAAGTTGGTATTGTAAATTGCGTTGAATTTATTTGACCTGAACAATTATTAATAATTTGAGATTGGTCTGCATTTAATGTAGCTGAATAATATTGTATTTGAGTTAAAATTGATGCATCATTTAAATAGATATACGCTTCGTCTTTTGTTGTAAAAATATATAAAGTTTCTCCAGATATATAATTTTGTACTCCATTAATTACTGATTTTACATTTATATAATAATTTAGAATATCTGCATAACTAATCAAACCTACACATTTTGATGTTTGTCCAACAACATATCTTCCAGTAAATTCCGTAATATCTGTAGAAATAGTTCCTGTATTCTGAAGATCTAATGATTTTACGTTCGAGTCAAGAGTATATTTTCCGCCGCTTACATTTGATCCATCAGATAAAACAAATTTACCAAATTTCCCAATTTGATCTTGTAATATTGATTGGGCTTGCGTCAATTCTCTTGCTTGAACTGCCACTCCAGGTTTAAATAAAATTCTATGAAAATTTTTATCTTCGTTAAAATCATCATAGTATGGTTGTGTATTAAAATTTAGCATGTTTTTTTAAACCTTAATAATTAAGTGTTAATCTAAATTGTTCTAATCCAGAGGAAGTTCTTTGTATTTTTGCTCTATTTTCTATATAGATAATATTTCCGGAAAAAGGTATCATTTGTTCTATAAATTCTTGTAATAATACTCTAGATGTATTAGAATTACTGCCATATATACCTTGATATAACGTTACAGTTCCTTGAGTATTTATAAGGTATAATACATTGTTTTTTGAATCAAAATTTAAAACTGTTCCAGAAAACGTTGGATTCTCAGCTGAACCTTGATATACAAATTCATCTTGTTGGTAAGTTCCAGAACCTTGTGAAACTGTTATGTCATGAGTAGCTTTATATATTGTTGAATTGGCAAAAACTGCTTGCGAGTTAATTAATATTTCGGGGTTTGTTATTAACCCTATTTGTCTGTAATCAATATCACTCGGTAATGTCCCAGTTTCAGTTCCATTAAATTCTGCAGTAACCATAACATTTTTACAACCAAGTTCATTTAATAAATTATGTCCATGGCCACCTATTGGTGATGGTTCTGCTATTAATTGCGCTCCAGTTCCAGAATAGCCAATATTCGGAATAATAGATGCAGCAGCATATGTATATCCAGTTCCATTATTAGTCATTATTATATCAGTTACAGTATTTGATCTAATAATTGCTTTTGCTGTAGCCCCAGTTCCATCTCCAGAAATATTTATTGTAGTTGACGTATTATATCCTTCATCATTAGTATATCCAGTTCCTCCATTATATACGTTAATAACTGAAACTTCTCCAGCTCCAATTGAATTCGCTTGTATTGATTTTCTATGCGTATCAACCGGTAATGGGATCCAATTCTCGTCAAAAAATTTTAATTTAGAACCTGAATCTATTGTATACAGATATTTCCATTTATAACCATCTCCTGTATCAATAATATTATCTATAAAATTTGTTGTAAAATCAATTATTGGTTGTTTTTGTGTTAATGAACCAGTAGAACTATTATTTGCGGTTCCATTTGATAGGCATTTGAATATTTGATCATATGAATTTCGTACATAATAATCAATATTCGCGCTTGATGTTGATGAATATTGCTTATATATTGTATTTTGTTTCCAATCTATTCTTTTTATTACAGGGCAAATATCATTTGTATTAATCTTTTTTAATGCTATTAAATTTTTAACCACACTTTTCAAATAATAATCGGAATTGCTTGGATTAGGCGGATTTAATTCATCTGGCCATGGATCTACTTTTGCAATAAAACAATATAAGTTTAAAAACTCATCTCCGGAGTTTTTAAATATTAAATTTGGAGAATAGAAATATTTAAGTATTTCTTCCGAGAAACCAGAATAAGGGATTAAACCTTTAGCCATATTTACACCGATTTATAAATTGTAATATTATTTGATGTTAAATTTTTAATTAACGTGACATTTGCTGTATTCGTTTGTAATCCACTTTCGTTTAAGTTGTTTGCAAAATATAATATATTATTAATATGATTAATAATATAATTATTTACATTATTATTTGCAAGTATCACATAATCTCCAATAGAAACAAATGTATTTACCGAATATTTAGTATCTGCATAATTATCATTAGTTATAATTAATGTGTTGGAACGTGTATAACCATTATAAACGTTTGGATATTTATATTGAGTATAATCCTGTAATTCTATCGTATTATTAGAAGAATAAACTTTAGCTATAGTTGAATAGATATTTAAATTTGTATCCCCAACAATATAAATTTTATCATTAGCTGAAAGTATTGAACTTATGTTTACTGTATTTGCCAGACCAAGGTGAATTGTATTCGAGAAATACGAATTACTATTTTCTATTATATATGAATTTGCATTAATTAAAATATTTCCATTATTTAATTTTGTATTTGCATATACATTAAATGCAGAATTAGATTTTATCAAATGTCTTGATATAAGGTGTGTTCCAATTGGGTGTAATAAATTATCGATTGTAGTTTTATATGCATCATTATCTTTTTCTGATGCCAAAATATATGTATACGAATTATAGGTATTATCTTGTAATATAGAATGCGCTGAAAGTTGTCCATCAGAATTAAGATATTTTCCCGCATCTTCTATTAATCCGTTTAGGAATTTTGCAGTAGCTACTGCAGAACCATCACCAAACGTTTTAATCCCATTTTTATATTTTGTAGTTGTATAATCTTTTTGTAAAGTTAAAATAGATATTTCGCTTTTGGCTTCCGTATCATAAACTGTAAACGTTTTTTCTGAATCTATATTATTTAAATAGTTATAAATTCTAACAGAAAATAACTGATAATTTGTTATAGGATCAAAATACAAAGAAGTTACAGAATCAATATTACCGAGATAAGTTGGTGAAGATTTAATTCCTTGATAGATTATAGTTTTTCCGCCAACTATATTTTCTATGTTAGTTCCCGTAACAACTATATCTTGAATTCTTAATGATACGTTTGGAGTGTATGCATAATCTTCGCCATTTTCGCTCAAAGTTATTTTTGTTATAGCTCCAATTTTATCAGTTTCTAATGAATATTCAGCTCCAGTTCCTAATATAGAAGGAATAATAAATTCGGCATTAGCTCCATATATGGAATTAGCAGTAACAATTGGCAAATTTAAATTATTATACCCCATTCCGCCAATAGTATATGGATTATTCGTGTCTTGATAATATTCGACAGAAGTTATTGATCCAGCTGAGTTTACAGAATTGATTCTTGCAAAAGCGAAATTACCGTCACCTCCAGTAATGTTTATTTTGTCGCTTGTTGTGTATCCTATTCCAGGAGAAACTATTTCTATTGGAGCAAGTATTCCCAACTCTTCTAAATGTTGAGGATATTTATTTATTGTATTTGCGGCAAAAATTGAATTGATATTTAAAATTGGTTGTTGTTCGTACCCGCCGCCGCCATTTCTTACTGTAATAGCAGTTATAGGAAACGTTTCAAAACTAGTAAAAGATAAAAAGTTTTTAAATTGTGTATTTGCATTTGCGGGTTTAGAAAAATTTAATGTTGTATTACCAATTGGTACAAACAAATTATCTTCAATACAATTATCACAAATATATGCAGCATCAGCAATATTACTAGAGTCAACTAATGAAATTATGCAATTAGCAACTAAATCCGTTGCCCCATCATCTTTAATTACGTCGATAGTTGAATTTGGTGACAACCTATAACCATATCCACCATTTGTGACAATAACATTTAATATTTGCCCTGTTGTTACTTCAGATACATATGCGCTTGCTCCAATTGGATTTTCTATATCTTCGGTAAACCCGCCAGTAATTACAACTGGATCGTTTACTTTATAATATTTTCCTCTTCTATTTGGAGTTATAGTAATATTAGAAAGAGATCCTATAATTTTTGATGTCAATAATTCAGCGCCCAAAGGCGGAGTTTTACCATATTTAACATATTTTCCATTTAAAAAATATACGTCTTTATTATCATAATCTAATATTCTAATATTTTCTCCTGACGCAAATACTCTTTGTATATTAGATACATATATTTGTATAAATTTTCCGTTAATTTTACTTTTTTCAATAATAGCAATCGATTTAGATAGTTCTCCAAATATTTTAAAATTATCGATATTCAAAAAATTTGCATTTAAAGATTTAATTTTTACGGATTTTGGAACAATCCATTTACCATCGCTGGGTTTTAATACATATTGGCCAGTTTCATAAATATCAATATTTGTATTATATAATGCTTTAAATAGAAATTTAAATGAATCTGGAATACCTTTTGATTTATATAATTCTTTTATAATTTTTATTAATTTTACTTTATCTGCAGCAATAGTATCGATATCTGGAAAATAAGGAAGAAAATCTTCTGCATAATATGCATAAAATTCTTTAAACCCAGAATCAATATCTAATTTATCTCCAAACCCATAAATATCATATGTATCATCAAACCATTGATAATATGCAGAGAAAAAATCAATAAATCGCGAATATGCTGGGTCATCTCGAATAAACGCAGGAAGTTTGTACTCAAAAAGTGATGTATATTTAGTAGACATTTAAATTTTCGGTTTTACGTTAATTGTTATTGCCGAGTCATCCATAATATCTAATGTTAATATTTTATCTTTAACTGAAGAAAATATTGTGGATTCAGGAATTACTGTCACAGAGAACTGCCCTAATAGATTATTTATATAAAATGGAGTAAAATTATTTAATGTAACTATTCCATCAGTATAATTTATTGTTCCGAGATTAGTTTGTAATATAGTTTTTATATTATTAATATAGTAATAACTTCTTAATTGGGCTATATTTCCAGTTAAAACAGGAACAGCAATTGCACCTGAACCTCCTCCTCCGGTAATTACTGCGACTGCCTGTGTATAATTTAATCCTGCGTTTGTTATATTAATTGCAGTTATTACACCATTTGTAACATCAGCAGTTGCGACAGCGCCAGTTCCATCACCAAAAATATTTACTGTTGGTATTGACGAATATGCAGATCCGCCGCTAATAAGTTGAATAGATTCTAATGTATTGTAAATTGAGGGCGATTCTTCTATTTTTGCATTTGTATAACGAATGTTTGTTGTTAAATCAACATAATCAAAATAATCGCTATCTAACGAGCCTTTTTTTATTACAGATTCAAATTTAAATGTATAAGAATTAACTGCGCTAAATATTGGATTAAACTTTTTTTGTAAAAATACGGATGATTCACTTGTTATGATTGCAGTATCAATTTCTTTTATTGCAGTTATTAAATCCGGTAAAATAAATACAGAATCAAAAGTATTTAATGTTTTATTACAAAAATTTAAAATACCTAATTTTAATAAACTTGTTAACTGAACTGTGTCGAAAATTGATCTATTTTTATCAAAATATACATTAGTTGATATTTTTAAAAATGTATAATTAACATCAACTATTTCTGGGGTTATAGTGACAACACTAAACGGTTTAATATATTCGTTAATTAATCTATATTTTTGTGATGCAGATAAATTATACCCTCCATTTGGTTTAATACATATAAATGTTTTACCATATTGAGGCGGATTCATATCTTCTCCACCCCAAACATTGACTGCTTGAATTGGTATAATTGAATTATCTCTTTTTAGTAATTCCAAATAATCAGATTTAGTTACAGCTCTATTTTGTGATGCATATGCTTTTGGTGCTGAAAATTTTATTGATTGAACAGATTCTTTTTCTTGTCCTCCAGTTGCTACATCAACAAACTCTATCGAAGTATTAGAGTATGTTCCAATTTTATCCATTAACGTAAATTTATATGCACCATTTGGTGCCATACCAGCTGTAGATAAATATTCAATAGTAATAACATTACCATTAGATAATGCTTTTCCTAATACGCCATCTCCGAAATAAAATTGAAAAGAACCGTCTAACCCTTCTTGTAAAAAATATACCATAGAATCGGAATTTAATATTAAATGATTCGATGCCAATTCAAATTTATTAAATACCGTGGATTGGCTACTATCATAAACAAGAATAGATATTGTTGTTGTGTCAACATCTGAATCTGGTATGGTAAACATACTTTCTGGGTTTTGTAATGTGTTAACATTAAATGTATATCTAACTGGTTGCCCTTGATATAGCGGAACACTTGAAAATTTCGCTACTCCATCTGTTACAGCAACAGAAAATGATTCTAGTGTAACAAAGGGGTAATTAGTATTATCAATAGCTTGTGAATAAAACTTAGTATATTTTGGCATATCAATTCTAGAAGCTGCTGTTCCTCCAAATGTTATATCCACTAAAGCTTTAGAAGCTCGTTTAGATGATGGGGTATAATTTAATAATTTTGCATGCGATACAGCTGAACTTCTTTTTACCGCAGTATCTAAAAACGCTTCATTAGCCACCATATTAAGATAATATGCATTGTAGTGCGTATTATATGCTAATATATCTAAAATAATGGAAATTACTGAACTATCAAAGTTATAATCATTAAATTTATCTTGTTTCTGTAAATATTGTTTTAAATTGTTTTTGATTTCATCGAAATCTAATTCCGCAATATTAACTGATGAATTGGCACTAGCCATTATTATCCCCTAAATCTTTTTATTAAATATTTATCTAAGTCTAGATAAAATAAATTCTGCTGTGTATGGTTCAATTAAATTTTCAATATAAAACGTTATCGTTACTTGATATGCGTTATAATCATATAGTGCATCAACAACCACCGACCGCAACCCAACTCGTTTATCAAAATTTTTAATTGCAAATTCTATCTCTTTTGATAATACAGAAGAAGCTATCGGACTCATTGGTTCAAATAATAATTTTCGAATATTTGAACCGTAATTTGGTTGAAATGGTTTCTCGAAATAATTTGTTAATAATAAATTTTTTAATGCTCTAGCAACAGCTAGTTCTCCAGTAGAAAGCATTAAATCTCTTTTTGCTGGATGCGGTCTAAATGTTAAATCTAAATCGGAATATCCGCTAAAATCTTTTGTTAATTTATCCATATTAGTTTAAGTTTATTGGTTTACCTTTAATATTAGTCGCACCACCGCTTGTTTGGGAAATAGTTCCAGATACATCTGTAGTCATATCCCCTTTAACGTTTGTGGTCATATTTCCTTTTACTTCTGTAGTCATATTTCCTTTTACTTTAATATTATAATTTCCATCTATAGTAAGATTGGAATCTCCAATAATGTAAACTTTATTCGTTCCTTCTATAGTCACAGTGCAATCACCGGAAATTGAAACTCGATCATCATTCAATACAACAGTATATTTATCTTTAACGACCTTATCGACCTGTGACCCATCTGGACGCATCTCAGAGTAAGTTCCTGATCTATGGTAGGTATGTATTCTCTCGTGCCCAAACGTATCGTCAAGCTCAAAATAATGTCCTGATTCAGTGCTTATAACTTGGTTATATGGATATTTTGCTTTATATGCAGATTCAGGTTCTTTCCATAATTTAGAATTTTCTGGTCCTTTTGCTTCTTTTAATGAATCATTTTTTACTTTAATAATAGTTTTATCAATTTCTTCATTTCTAGACAACCTACTTGTTGTTGGTTGGTCTAGCCTATATGGATATGCCGGAGCTTTATCTTGCTCAGTAATTTTTACGCCACCTTTATCTGGATATTCAACAGATTTAACTTTTCTTGGTGAACTTGCTAATTGATTATCATCTCTCGGATCGTTAAATCCTTTTTCTTTATTTGGGGTATCTTCTGGTATTCCGTGAAACATACCCATTATTATTGGAAATTGCGTAGCATTTCCATCCATAAAAAACCCCATTACAAAATCACCTTCTTTTAAGGTTGACGGGGTTGACGACGAACCATTAACTGAAAATAATGGCTGAGCCCAAGGCAATGATTCTGTTGATATAACAGTTTTTTCGTCAGAATGTAACCCTTTAATTCTTACTCTACAGCGACCAAGATTAAGAGGATCCATTCTATCTTCTACAACTCCAATCCACCAAACAAATCCATTATGACCTATAAAATTATTTCTTTTTGCACTCATATTATCGTACGCCTTTCCAGCCTGGATCAGAATTATTGAAACTACCATAATCATTTGGATACGAATCTTTACATAACTCTAACACAGTTATAAATCTATCTTCTTGGTTTATAATATGTCTAACTGCAGTAATTAAATAGTTTCCGGAATAAAATGGATCAGATTTTTTTTCTTTACTTTCTGGATTATTATAACTTATTTCCGGTTTATCAAAAGAAACAACTTTTCCAATAGTTAATTCTATATCTCCAGGAACAACAATTTTTATTCTATTAGACCACATAAGAGATAATTGCGCAGTTCTAATTGATGTAGTTTCTTCTGGTTTATGTTCGTGAACTTGTATTCCTTTACTTTTAATATATTTATTTTCGCTTTGTCCAGTGGTTGAAATACAAAATTTAACTACTCCATGAGTTTTTGTTAAGGTATCATCTTTTCTATTAGTTGCTGTAGTCGGAATTTTCTTTTTATCTAATTGTTCAACTTTTTTGTAATATTCATCGTAATCATACGTGCTTTCCCCAAACTTCAATCTTAAGGGATCAATAGTTATAGTTTTATTTGCCAATGCTCCGCTTTTAACTGCTGATAGTGAATCAAATGCATTAACATGTTCATATCCAAGAACATTAACAAATTCTTTTGATTTATCATAAGCCAAATCGTTATCTTGTATTAAATTTTTCTCTTCATATTTGTATGTTCTAAATGGTTCTTCTTTGTATAAGTTTAATACAGATCTAAAATTAAACCCTTCTTTATCTTCATAAAACAAATAAAACGCACCTTCATTTTTAGCTTGATCTGCTTTTGCAATTGTAGTTAACCAATTAATTGCTTGAAGCGGTTTTAAATTTGGAACTACTTTACTAACAATACCAGTAGTTTCATCCAAATTTTTCATATATTTGTCATTTATTTTTAAATACGTTTTTGTTATATCTTTTATAATATCTAATATTTTAACGTCAGTATAAGATTTAGAAACTTTATATTGTTCATTTAGTATTGCTTCTTCTGAACAAAAATGTAAAACAAAATTTTCATTAGATGTTTTCGTTTGTGTTCTATTACTATGCGTATAAATCCTTAAGTTTTTTTCTAAAGGTTTATTTAATCCAGGTTTATCAATAGATAAAATTAATACTTCTTGTCCTTGAAATTTAAACATTTGGATAATACCAACGGAATCATTAATAACTAATGCTCCGCTAACAAAATTTGAAAATATATCTTCAAAATAATTTAATTCAACCACAATATCTTTTACATCTATTGGGTCTCCATCTTGCCCAACAATTTTACAAGAATTAACTAATACATCTTGTGTATGTAAAATACCATCAGCCATAATAAGTTCCCATTAAAATTTGCAATTCTCTTTCAATTTGCGGTACATATTCTTTTTTTATTAATTTAATTTGACGTTTTCTTTCGTTAATCTCAGATTCATATTGAAAAATCGTAATTTTTTCTTTAGTTGTTGTTACTGAAATATCAGGCGAATCAACTACATTATCTACATAATTAAATATTGCGGTATCGTATGTATCATTAAATGATTTTTCATCAATATAAATTGTAGTTGTCGTTGACGTATCTGTTAGTAAATCAGTCGATACAATTAATGATCTATATGTAAATGGAGCAGGATTTTCAGTTACTGATGCATACTCAACACCATTTGTGTATGTTTTCCAAAACTCGCCATCCGCAAATGTTACATGATTATTTGCATTATCTAAATTATCTTGTGTGCAAATATAAATTGTATCATTATGCTGCACAACATCTTGTTTATAATAATCTGCATTTCTGTCCCAAGTTCCTTTCCAATAAACACCATTAGGTATAATTTCCCAGTATTTTTTATCTAAATCTTCTAAAAATACTTTTGCTTGATGAGTATTTGCACAAATAAATGCTGTATTTGAAATTACAATTGCATCACCTGGATTATAAGTAGTAACAATATCAATATCATCAGAACTACCTTCTATAACTGAATATGTTATTCCTGTATTTGCGTTATATATGTATTCTATATAACCATCGCTACTATAAGTTACTACAGCTTCATTTTTTTCCGAAAAAAGTTGTCCATTAATACTAACAAATTCATCATTAGTCCATTCTCCTCTCCAATTACATCTAGCCCATTGATTAATACTATTTGCATGAAGTTCGTATTTTTCTTCAATATATTGATTAAATATTTGATAATCCATAGCAAAATCAAAAAATGGATCAACAATATCATTTGCAAGCATAACTATCCAATGTCTTTCTGGATCCCCATAATATTTTGATGCAATAATTTCTGGGGTATCTCCTTCTTGCAAATCATATGGATAATAAATTGATAATTTACTTGAATACTTATCTCTAACAAACGTTCTGGATATAATATCTGTAACCAATTTATTGTTAATAATAGTTTTTGGATATTTGGAAAAGAATGAAGCCATATTTAATATCCTTGATGTTCTATTTTTTCTTTTGTCATAATTTCTGTTTCTTTAAATTGTAATGTAAGCCTTGTTTTTACTGGCATTCCATCTTCATATGTAACCCAACCGACTTCGGGTGCATAATCAACCATAATTGTTTCTAATACACAAGGAGCAAATTTGTGTAAATTTTCATTACGTTTTCCAAGATGCATATATTCAATTTGAAATACTGAAGGAATATCAAAATATCTACCGCCTCCTCCATGGAGATCCGGAGCAGCATTTAACCTAAATGATTTTATTATATCACGAACAGTTTTAGATTCAGCTGCAGTTTTAGGCGTAAACGTAAAATCAAATTGAAATCTTCTAAAATCCATTTGTGTAAAAATAACTTCCATTTGAGGGTTAATTGCATACCCTTTATTTTTTAAAAGATATTGCGAAACTGCAGTTCCATTATTTACGATACCTGCTGACCCCAAACCTTTTCCGGCAGCTTCTAACATTAATGGATTATCAACATCTTTTATAGTTTTTATCGCATCGGGCAAACTTCCATTTTTACCTGCTGCAGCTAATCCGTCATATAAAGAGCTTAAATTTTTACCAAAATCTGCTCGTTCTCTATAACCTTCGGCTGCTCCACCTGCGGCACCCATTGCATCTGTTAAACTGATGTCATTATATGATGCATGTTGAGATAAAGATACTGTATCTGGCATATACAAATTTATATATCCAGTTGGTTTCATAACTGGAGAAGAAAATTTAGGATTACCTGAATTTGTAGAAAACCCTGATGCAGCAGCTGAACCGCTAACTGATTTTAATGGATCATTAATAAAGTTTTTTATAGAGTCCCATGTCCCAGAAGCTGCAGCCATTGGATCTTTTAAGAAACTTGATACTCCAGGAATTGACGTTGCTGTATCAGATAATATCGATAGGGAAGCAAGACCACTAAGAGTCCCTCCAACAGTTCCAGAGGATAAAGATCCGCTAATAATGCTTTTAGCTCCAGCTACAACCCCAACAATAGAAGCTGCACTAGCAGCAGCTTGGTTAGCTGCAGATAATGCTTGATTAGCAACAGTAGCTGCAGTTTTTACTGCTGACGTTACTCCAGATACAGCTGAGGTTGCAGTTGTCGCAGCAGAATTCATTGTTGTTTGCACATTAGATATCATTGAAGTTGGATTAGACATCACTGATGATGGTGCACTACTTGATTGACTTCCATATGTAGATTTTGTTGGGGACAGCACAGAAAATGTTATAAAATGACCTTTTCTTGATGACCCTAAATCATGCGGGTATGTCATAACTGACGAGCTTCCATCGCCAGCATATAAATCTTTTAAAGGGGAATTTGGATCTGCCATATATTTATTTCTTTTTGTTGGTTTAACTAAATACTATTTATATTAATAATTTAGATTATGTCAAAAATAATGAGTAGATATCCAAAACCAAGAAAATGGGTTCCAAAAAATAAAGAGAAGTATAAAGGAGATTGGGATAATATTATATCAAGATCTTCATGGGAATTACGAGTTTTTAAATGGATGGATGATAATCCATCAGTATTGGAATGGGCATCAGAAGAATGTGTTATTCCATATAAATCTCCAGTAGACAATAAATTACATAGATATTTTCCTGATATATGGGCAAAAGTAAAAGGAGTTGATGGCAGAATTAAAACATATTTGTTGGAAATTAAACCGGAATATCAAGCAGTTGCTCCTGAAATTAAAAAACGAATAACTAAACAATATATAACAGAAGTATGTACCTATGCAATAAACCAAGCTAAATGGAAAGCAGCAAGAGAATATTGTATGGATAGAAAATGGGAATTTAAAGTTCTAACAGAAAAGGATTTATTTAAATAAAATGAATATTAACAAATCGCCTGGACCTGCTGAACCGTTAGATCCAAAGTTTCATTTTAAATTTACATTAAGATCTACATTTGATGCAATTGAATGGTTTAAAACTAAAATAAAAGAATTAAAAACTCCAACGGTAGAACAAAGAGTAGAAGAAAAAGATTTATTAAAGCCTGGAACTAATAAAGCTGATAAATTTGAAGTTGGTAAAATGTATTTGTTTCATTACGATCCAAAAGGAAGAAAAAGTTTACCATATTATGACACGTTTCCATTAATATTATTAACTGGTATACATAAAGGCGGATTTACCGGATTAAATTTACATTATTTACCTCCAGAACAGAGATTAGTTTTATTAAGTAATTTAACACAAAAATCAGTTTATTTAGATGGAAAATTAGAAAGATTAAATATTAAGTATGAGAATTTAAAAGGAGTTCAAGAATTTGCATTTTTTGAACCGTGTTTTAAACAATATTTAAAATCTAATATAAGATCGGAAATTAAATTAATTCCGCCAGAAGATTGGGCTTTTGCTGCTTCGTTACCAATAGAAGCTTTTGTTAAAAAATCAAAACAACAAGTGTGGAAAGAATCGATGGCTACACAAGATATGACACTTTAAAAAGGAATAACAATGTCATTTTTATCAGATACATTATCAGACTTATCGTCATTATTTAATGGTGGTGGACCACAAACAAAAGATGACAAATACCAAAATGCATTAAGAGAATTATTAGCATATGATGTTGGTAGAACAGCATATTTTGATGTGTTTATACCACTAAGAGCTGATGGAACAGCATCAGCAAAATATTTTTGTCACTCTGCGGAACTTCCTGGAGAATCTACTGCTACTGTATCTCAAAAAATATATGGAGTAACGGAAAAGTTTTCAGTAATGACTGGATATAATGATATAACATTATCATTTTACACTTATGGGTCAGAAGTTGAAAATATTAGAAAAATGTTTCTAAGTTGGATTACGTTTATAACTGGAAGAAGTGAATCATTTAAAGGTAGCGGAAGTACGACATATAATGTTAAATACAAAAGCGAATACACTAAAGATATAGTAATAACTCAATATGCTATAGATGGAAAACCATTATTAAAAGTAAAATTATTTAGCGCGTTTCCAGTTGCAATAAATCAAGTTCCGCTTGATTGGTCAGCTCAAAATCAAGCTCAATCTCTTAATGTAACTTTTGCATATACAGAATACGAATATGAATTTTTATCTGTTAATTCAAATGGAGCATATTCCAGAGGACCATTAGGAGAATTATTTGGAACAGCAATACAAACAGCAGGAATAGTAAATTCAATAACAGGAGCATTTAAAAGCGGAAATCCATTAGCAGCAACATCTACGTTATCAAATTTTAGATTATCATCACCAGAACCATATCAAAGAAAATAGGATTGAAAAATAATGAATGTATTACCACAAATTGACACCCCAACATATACTGTTAAATTACCTATATCTGAATTAACGGTAAAATATAGACCATACAAAGTAAAAGAACAAAAAATTCTGAGTATGGCAAAAGAATCTGAGGAAAAAAATACATTAGTAGAAGCTATATTACAAGTAGCACAAAATTGTATGATTGACCCAATAGATGTTAGAGAATTACCTATTACCGATGTTGAGTATTTTTATTATACATTAAGAGCAAGATCTGAATCAGAAGTTTTAGAATTAAGATATAAATGCGAAAACGTCCATGAAGATAAAGTTTGTGGAACAATTATGGATTATGATTTAAATTTATTAACTGAATTAGAAGTAATTAAAAGCGATATTTCTCCAATTATTGAAGTTACAGATAAAGTTGGATTAAAGATGCGCCATTCAAGATTTGAACTTGATACTATAGGCGATAAAATTCCTACTCCAGATGAAATTTTAGAAATTATTGCAAGAAATGTTGAATTTATTTATGATGAAAATTCAGCATATAGCGGTCAAGATGTGCCGATTGCGAATATTATTAATTGGATAGGCGAATTACCGCCAGAAAAATATATTAAAATTGAGGAGTTTTTACAAAATGAACCTAAAATAGTTAAAAAATTAGATATAACTTGTAAAAAATGCGGGTTTGATCACCATATTGAAGTGAGAGATATTTTTGATTTTTTTATCTAATTCTTGGTAATGTTAATCTTTCAACATATTATAAAACAAACTTTTCTTTAATGCAGCACCATAAGTATAGTTTACATGAGTTGGAAGAAATGATCCCTTGGGAAAGGGAAATTTATATTGGTTTATTGGTGCAGTATTTAAAAGAAAAAGAAGAGAAACGTAAACAACAAGAAGCTAACAGGAATATTTAATGGCAGACAATACCAATGATAAAAAATCGTCTTGGATAGAAGATAGACTTAAACAAAATTTATCTTCTGCAGCTCAACTTGGTTCGCAAGTTGGAGCTAAAGCCCAAGAAATTAAACAAGATTACAAGAAATTTGGAAAAGAAGCTAGCGAACTTCCAGGACAGTTATCAAGAAATAGAGCAGATAGAGAAGCAATATTAGCAAGAGAAAGTAAATCTAATGCATTAACGGAAAGCCAAAAAGAGCAATTAAAAAATATTTCAAATGCTGGAGATGCACAAAAATTTGTTGATGCTTCTATATTGGGCAATGAAAATGGAGATTATGGAGCAGGACAAAGCGTATATAATGATTCTATAAAAAGCGCAGGAAAAGCGTGGCTTGGATTTGGCGAAGATGTTGCTGTAGCAGCTCTAGGTGGACCAGCAATAGGTGCTGCAGCTAAAATTGGAACTAAATTAGGCGGCGCAGCAATTAAAGGTGGATCTTCTGTATTTAAAGGGGCAGCAGAAGCTATAGGATCAAAACTACCTTCTTTAAAAAGTGTTAGTAATGTATTTAAAAGTGAAGCAGATATTGCCGCAGAAGCAAAGGTAGCCGAAAAAGCAAGAAGAGAAGCAGCAAGAGAAGCAAAACGAGAAGAAATACGTGGAAATGCAACACGTTCAAAAAATTCAACTTTTGATTCTAATGCTGAATCTGCAGCAAAAAATGAAGCTGCAGCAGCAGAAGCAAAGGTAGCTGAAAAAGCAGCAGCTAAAGAAAAAAACGCGGATCCATGGACTGGAGAAACCGTAAACCAAAAAATGTCAAAACCTTTAAAACTAGATAGAATAGATACTGCACCTAAAAAAAGTATGATACCAAAAGCACTTTTAGGAGCTGCTGCTTTAGATGCAGGTTATGGTATCTATAAAGATCCAGAAGGTGCTTGGAATACTGCTAAAGAATTCGGTAACGATCTTGTTCACACTGGAATACATGGAGTCGCATCATTAACAGATGACCCAGAAGCAAATGAAAAAAACTGGAATGAAGCATGGGACGGAACAAATTTAGGAGATTTGGGAGACGCGGCTTCGACTGCAGCATCAGTAGCTACCGGAGCATATGTTGGTTCTCAAGGAAATCCATTTAGAGGAGCAGCATCAGGAATTGTTGGTGGGATAGGCGGATTATTTGCTGCAAATAGATCTTCTGAAGCTACATTAAGTTCAATGCCATCAGGCGGAGATTCTGGAATGACTGGTGAATCGCATTTTGGTAGCGATGATATGTCAGGAAAAAGTGCTGTTGAGATATTAAATAAAATTTATGGCGTAATGTCCAGATTATACGATACTACTTTAACTATTTCCAGAGATACAGCAGCATTAGTTCGTGGTGCATCTTCTCAAGATGCAGCTAGAGATGCATCAACTGTAAATCTAATGGCAAGACAGAATGAAGGCGGATCATCTCCAATGTTTTATGGTGGAGGCGAAGGCGGCGGAAGCGAAGGTGGTGGAGGCGAAGGTAAAAAAGATAAAGAAAAAGGTAAAGGATTTTTCTCTAGTTTAATGGATAAAATTCCTAAAAAAGGAATAGCAGGAACAGCATTATCAGCTATTAGTGGTGCTGGAAATAAACTTGCTAAGGCTGCAAAATTTCTTGGAGGTAATAAAGGAAAAATTGCTGCTGGACTAGGAGCAGGAGCTATGCTTGTTTCTAAAGATTTGGACGAAGAATTAGAGGGACAAGGTATAACTGATCCATATGCAAAAGAAGCGATTAAAGCTAAAATGATGTCTGAATCTGGCGGCAAAGGTGGATCAGAAGGAAATTGGACTAAAACTTCCAATTCAAGAATTAGAGAAAAAATGCCGCAATTAGCTCATATGAGCGACCAAGAATTAAATGACCTTAAATCTCAAGGAAATGAAGTATTTTTAGATAAAGCATATGAGAAATATGGTGGATTTAAATATCGCGGTAGAGGCTTAACTCAATTAACTGGAAAGGCAAATTATGAAGCTGCAGATAAAGCATTAGGATTAAATGGGGAATTGGCTAATAACCCAGATATATTAGCAACTGACAAAGAATTAGATAAAAAAGTATCGGTTTGGTTTTATAAAAATGCCGGAGCTGATAAAAAGAAATTTGATAATCAAGAAGATGCAAATAAATGGGCTATTAATAAAGCTGGTGGTAAAAAATATGCACCAGGAACTGCTTTAGCTGAAGGAGAATTAGCTAGAGTAAATAAAATTCAACAATCAACTCCAGGCGGAAACCAAACTGCTGTTGCATCTGCTTCTCCAATAAAAAAAGATTCTGAGGCTACAATAAATCCAGAAAATGTTGTTTCTGGGCAAGGTACTAATGGAGAAAATGTTATTTCTGGGCAAGGTACTAATGGAGAAAATATTACATTATCTAAAACTGGTAGTGGGGGAGAATCTCGCACAAGAACTGCACCAGAAGTAGAATTAACAGAAGAACAAAAAGCCTACGAAAAATGGCAAAATGATCCAATAAATAACCCAGATCCTCTTGCTAAACACCATTCAAAAATTAAACCGCAAGGATATTTGGATGCTAAAGATGCATCTTTAGAAAAACAAAGAAAAACTGTAGAAGCCGATATGAAGGCAAATAGAATTACTACTGACGAAGCAAATGCGAAATATGATGATATAAATAGAGAACAAAATAATAATGAATGGGCTAAAATGGAAAAAGCAGATGCTACAGCATCTCCATCAAAAAATTCTAAAATAGATGACATGGAAGCTGAATTATCAGAAGTGGATAACCAAAAAGCTACATTGCAAGAAGAACGGGATAAATTAGCGCAACTTTCTCCTAGAGATGAAAAAGAAATGGCATCACAATTAGATCGTTTATCTGATATACATACAGAAATGGGTGCATTAGACCAAAGAAGAAATGCGGTATCAGGAAGCCCAGAATATTTGGCTAATTTAGAAAATAGAAAATCTGGAGGAAGTCAACAAGCACCGCAACAAGCAACTGTTCAGCAAGTAGCCTCGGCTCCAACATCTCCAGCTGGAGCGGCTAAATCTATACCAAATTCTCGAAACGATGAACCAACTTTAAAAATGTTAGAAGAAGGGAATATGTGGAGAACAAATAGTCATGATGCATGAAAAAAGGGAGCCGAAGCTCCCTTTTTCGTTTAATCGTCGCCGACTAATTTACTGAAATAACTCATATCATCATCTTCTTCATCATCAATTACCGCTGCAGCAAATGAAGCAGTAGTTTTCTTTTCAACTACATTTTGTACAAACACTTCATCTTCAACCTCATCAAGAGATTTTGCTGTATAATCTTCAGCAGTTTTATATTTTGATTGATTAGTTTGACCTAAAACTCTTTTTAACCTAGCATCTAAATCTGCATAAGATTTAAAGTTTTTAGGTTCCAATAATTCTTGTAAAGAATATTGTGATTTCCAAAGTTTTTCTAATTTATCATCATCGTCAAATAATGGACCTGCGCTATCAAATTCAGCTAAATCGTAGTTTTGATAACCATCAACTTTACGAATTTTTAATTTGAAGTTAGCACCAGTCCAGAAATCAAATGGATCGATTGGTTTATCGTCTTCGAACTGAGGATTCATGGCTTGAGTAATTTTTTCAAAAATTTTCTTACCATAAACATATTTAAATACTTTTCCTTCGTGTTCAGGATGTTTTGTATCTTTAACGATATAAATGTTAGAAACATAGTGCAATCGACGTTTTTGCTTACGTGCTTGCTCTTTGTTAGCTTCAATTCCTGATTCCCATAGTTCGCTATTATATTTTCCTAACGGATCGTCAAGACCGATTGACGTTAAAGATTTCTCGATATACCAACCACCTGGACCTTGAAAGCCATGATCATAATATTTTGCCCATGGAAGACCGTCTGATTCAGCATCTTTTGGAGATGTTGGAAGAAAGCGAATAACCGCATAACCATTACCAGATTTGTCTAACTCACATTTCCAGTATTCATCTGCATCGCTATTTTGATTTCCGCCAGCCATTTGCTCAACAGCTTTAGCCATTTTTTCTAAGTTTGAGCCTGATGATTTTTTTAATTTAGAAAAGTCCATATATAAACACCTTATTAACAATTAATTTAAACAATGTATTAAC